GTCCAACTCGTTGGATTACCCGTTCCGCTGTGCTGTACTGAACCACCAGAAAAAGACAGGAACAAATGGTTTTTATGCACACCAATATGGGATGGTGTATCTGTCGTCATGCCAGTGTTGAGCAGTGTTAGTGTTGTTCCATTGAACTGAAACGCTTTGTTTACACCATTGCACCCATACATATTTTGAGTGCTAGAGTGGCCCCCAAAGTTATGGTTTACAAACTCGTAGTCTCCACCAGCGGCAAGGGTTGGGGTCGAAACAACAGCCCACCCACTGGTAGTTGATTTGTGCATAACACCAGCCGAACCGTTAGCGTTATTGCGGAATGCGTATACCACACCCCCGTATTCCCAAACACCCCTAATGGGGCCACTGCCAGGTACTACTAAAGATGTGCCAGACGTGCGACCATCAAAAATCTTGTACCCATCTGCGCGGCGGTATCCACCATTCATGGAACACTCGTAGTTTTGAGCTAAGATCGCATTTCCAGCACTAAGCTGAATCGCAGGGCTTACAAGATCAAGACCGCCGCCAAGAGGCCATGCTTGGGATTGAACTGCCATCGTTAAGCCACCGGCCTTTCAGCTAAAGTAATTGTAGGTAAAAAACTGTTGCCCATAGAAAATAGCCTTGCGTTTAACTGGGCTTGGGCGTCTTGATATAACTCAGGAGCATCTTGCTCAGCCGCTACATAAAGTATGGCTTTATAAAGTACAGCGTCGTGATACTGCTCTGCTAACAACAGTTCGTCTGTGTTTGTAGATAGCTGTTGTGGAGTCCGGTAATAATCAAAGTAAATCGTATACACTGCGTCGGGCAATGTATTAAACGATATTTGATTGTCTGGTTGAATCGTGAAGCTGTTAGGCTTCCCGCTTAAAAATGTAGTACGCGACCATGTGGCCCAAGGAACGAAGGTTAAGTACCCCGTCCCATTACTGTCCGTGATGCGTACAGAACTTGTGATCCACTTACCTAAAGCTGGCGATAGCGCCAAGTTATCTACTGGATCATAGTTTTGTTGGCCATTTACTGTGTTAAAAGATCCTGTCTTCCAAGAGAAATCCCAATCATAGAGATTCTGTATTTCAGTCCAAGCTCGGTTAATCCAATCAACAGACTTCTTGTTAAGACCAGTTTGGCCAACAACAGAAGCCACGCCCTGATCGCTAAGTCCTGTTTCTTTTAACAGCTTGTCGCAAAGTGCCAGATAGTTCAAAGTTTAACCCGCCAATGAGTAGGGGAAACGTTGCAAGTCACGGGTTGTATCAACTCCGTCTACTCGCTCAGTATTTGTGATGACCGCGTTGTCGATCACTTCAATAACTTCGGGGGGCAAAGCTACAGGCTCGTTACGTTTGATCTGGTAGGCATAGCCATTTACAGATACAAAAATATCACCTTTACCTAGATCGCCATCCTGATTGTGGAAGATCACTTTTACACGGCTGGGTTTAGTAGCGCTCCGCTTTTTAGCGGCTGGCTTTTCGTTAGTAACCTCAACGGTATCTACTTCAGTCATTTATTTACTCCATAAAAAAAGGGCGCCGATTAGGGCGCCCTTTGGGGAAAACTAACCTAGAGGTTAGTCAGTTACAGCGGACTCAATACGAACCATAAAGGCGTCGTTTAGAATTACTGCTGTTTGCATCGACTTCCAGCTAACATGACCACGTTGGGCCAATGGATCGCTATCGGAAGGCTTGGGGTTAACCACGGCTGGGCTTAGGCTAGCGCCACCCTTAAGTGGGACGATACCGTAAGCGTCACGGCCTACAATCAACGTGGTGTATACGTCAGCAACCGAACCAGCGGTTGAGATCATTGCACCCTTAGTTGCGCCACCGTTGGCGATTGATGAGAAGATCGTAGAACACATATAACGAACGTCCTCTACCTTACCAATCTCGCCTTCATGTGGAGTTAACTGACCATACTTCTCAGTAGGAACAAACCCAGCAAAGCCGCGAATTACTGCGTCCATATCAGGGTGAATCAAACCGATAAACGAAGGTGCAACAGCTTCAGTGCCGTAAGAAGGTGTGCTTCGTACTACTGAAGTAATTTGACGTGCATTCTGACGTTTCAAAGTACGAGTCGCTTTACGCTGGTCGGCCAAAGTCATCTCAGTGTTTACAGCGTTACGCGCGGAACCGTTTGCGTACTGTACGTTAGTACCCGCTTTCAATACGTTAAAACGAACAGTCTCAACAGATTGTGCAGCTTGCTCACCTAACACTTCAGCAGCTTCACGCAAGACGGGATCTTCGTGAGTGTCGATGATAACGTCACTGATTGTTACTAAGTCACCATACTGTTGTAAGGTGGCAGTAACGTCGGTTGCAGCTAACTGCTTTGCTGTTGGCGTTACGCCCTCAGTCAATGCGGTAGTGGCTAGCGCCAAGCTGTTGTAGCGACGGAACTTTTGTACTTTTGAAGACTTGCTGGCCAAAGGACGTGCCTGACCGAACTTCTCTAATACTAAGTATGGAATGCCGCGCTTGAGCATTTCTTTAGCAGCAAATGCTGCGGTACGTGGTGAAATATCACCATATTCTGTGTTAGCCATGATGGCCTCCTAATAATTTAACTAGCGATTATCAGCAGCAAACATTTCAAACGCAGTGTCGAAATCATCTGGTGGGATTACTCCAGTGGCCCCTGGCCCTGGCTTAGATCGAACCCCAGCAGCGTCTTCTAATTGCTTAGCTCGCTTTTGCTGAATACTTGTGACGGTTGAAGTTGTTGCAATCGCTTCCTGCGGCTGACTCAGCTTGTAGTAGTCGATTAGCTTAGAGGCTTCAAAAGCGTCATTACTATTCGATAACTGCTGTATCGCGTTAGGTTGTTCTTGCAGCCAATCAACAAAAGATTCGCTTTTCACCACGTCTTTCCAATCAGTATGAGCGGCCTCTAAGGCGGCGTACTGGTTGCTAACGTGGCGCTCTTCTTCCGCTGCTCGCAGAGGTTGAAGCGCTCGATTCATTGTTTCTTGGTTTTGGCTCCTTTCCACCTCAAGACGGGACTCAATCGCGTCGTGAATGTCAGGATACTCTTCGTTAAAAGACGCCCAAGCTTCGGGGGTCTTCATGGCTTCAGCTACTTCGTTTGCGGATGGTTGATTACCACCGGCAGGTGAAGTAGATTGAAATTCGTTTAACTTGCGCTGTAGAGCGCCAATCCGTCCCGCGTTACTCTTCGCTTGGTGGGACAGCTTGTCATTGTTATCTCGGAGCTTATCGTACTCACTCTTAAGCCCTTCGTCGGCCTCAGCCCAGATGTCTTGTTCAGGCTCTGGCGCTGCTTCAGGCTCTGCTGCTGCTTCAACCTCTTCGGTTTCTGCAACACCCTCTATGTTTTCTGGCGCTAACTCTGCGCTGGTCGTTTCTTCTTCAGTTGAAAACTCATCAAATGCTGAATCAAAATCATCTACTATTTCGGTACTATCCATCAGTGACACCCTCGGCGGCAATTATTAGCGGCCCTGTGTTTACTCGTAACTGCCACTAGCGATGTGCAACGGCGAATCCGTTGGCATGGCCAGTAACGCTTTTAAACTACCTATCTCGCCTCGGATAAACTGCGTGTCTTCATGGCTCAGTCGAGCCATCTCAAGCAGTTCATGCTTAGCGTCAATTTCACTACTAGCCCACTCGGCTATGTTTGCCCAAGTAGACGAATGCACGTCAACCTTCATCTAAATGCCACTTCCCATTCGCATCTTTAACGCTTGCTCTTTCTCAAACAACGTATCCTTGCTCTGCACTTTCATCTTCTCAATGCCAAGCTTAGTGCGCATCTCGCTCACCTTAATGCCTTTCTCTGCGGCCATCTTGGCTAACTCCAGCTCTCTGTCAGACGCCATCTTCTGTTGATCGACTTGAAGCTTTTGGGCCTGTGCTTGGATCTGTGCGCCTTTTAACTGGCCGTCCATCTGCATCTTCTGCGCTTCTAAAGCCAGCTTCTGCTCGGCCAGTGGATCGCCAGTAGGCGCTTGCGGCTGTGCTTGCTGGGCTTGCATCATCATTTCTTGCTGAGCTTCCATTTGCTTCTGCATCTTCTGTGTTTCAAGCTCGATCTCTTCCGTCGTCTTCACGATTTCATCGGCTTCGATCTGCATGGAAGACACCACTTTGCGGTATAACGCTGCGGTGTTTGTTAAAGGTTCTAGCAATGGTGATGCAGAGATGTTCATCAGGTTCATTAAGTTTGCTGCTTGCTGCTCTTTTACCAAGAGGCTGCTTGTACCGCGAGCATCAATGCTGAAGTCGCCCTTCACATCTTCTTTTGGATTGAACTGCATGTTCCAGTCATACATACGCTTGATAAATGGACGGGTAATATCGTCATCAAAGTTCTTTACCACACGTCGGAGCATGGTGTTTGCGCTGTTCATTAGCATCGACATACCGCTTGCTGTGTCTGTCGCTGACCCCTGCTCTCCTTGGGAGATTTGAGGTAATGCTGTTTCTTCATCGGCAATCTGTCGTGCGTACTGGAACAAAGAGATTAGCTCAGTCATGTGACTGTTAATCTCAAACGATCCAAACACGTTATTCACATTGCCGTTCTTGTCTGTTAGCTCCCACACCTTATGTGGTGTTAGACGCCAGTTGCCATCTGCTGGACGCACAACCTGACTATTAATCACGGTCTGTGGGCCTACTGATAGCCCCGCATTGTCCATGAGCATACGCCACGTAGCATTCAATACCTTTTGGCTAGAACGCATCAAATACGGGATGCCTACACCAAACAACGTAGTGTCATCGCCTTCCCAGTTGAACACGCTGTAAGGCATATCACCTGTGTCTGCTGGGTTGATTACTGCTTTAAGCACTCGGCCTTCACTAAACCAGACCACACCATTGAAGTCCGTGAACACATCGTCTTCATCAACTTCTACACCCGCAGCAATAAGGTCTTCTTTCTCTACTGGGCCGTGATACTCCCATACTTCAAAGCGTCCATTGTCTAGCGACGTTAGACCAGCCATTGACTGCATCTCTTGTAGGTGAGTGGCTGTATGGCTGTTGTCAGCGTCTTTCTTTAAGACTTCAGCTATTTGGGTGCGTAGGAATCCTGGCTTATCAGCGAGGTCTCTAAGCGCCTTCTTGCTCATGTAATGGCGTTGGAATATGAACTCAGCATCATCGATTGATCGTGCTTGCATATCAGGGAAGAAATCCCAAGGGTCTACACGTTCTGCACCTGGCTTTAAATCGTCAACCATTTCAATGACTTGGGCCACTTGGCCTTGGTCGTCTACTACCTCAGACCACTTCTGTCTGGTCTTGCCAAGGATCACTGGCCCTTTAAGTACACCAGTACCATATAGCACTGCATCGTGAACCATATCTCGGTTCACAGAGTTATAATTCGTTTCGGTTAACTGGTCTTCGATTTCATCCT